TACCTCGGCACCTCTGGGCGGGGACACATGACTGCGCATGCGCAAGGGGGCGGAGCCCGTCATGCATCAGCCATGTTTCTATTTTTAGAAATGGCCCGTTGGCACACCCGCAGATGGCGTCGCGCTACGCTGCACGCCGTCGCTCGCTCCCATCGCAGAAGAAGACATGCAATGGGAGGAAGAAGGCGGCGCCACAGGCGTCGGTCCACTTATAAATTCTTTCACGTTCGCCTCACCCGCTATTATACCGTCCTCTGGCCTAAAGCCACCACTCCATCAGACGACACCGAAACCACCTACGGATGGAATCTGGACCACGTCAACTTCAAGCTGTCGGACTTCCTTCCCATGGACTCTTCGGGACGTCCATCCCTCCCCGCTTTCAAAGACTACAACATCACAAAAGCCGTAGTCCGCGTGAAGCCAATCAATGTTCCAGTCTCCATGAGAGTGGAACAATATGGCAATCACGCCACAGACTTTGATGGGACTGATGTTGGCATAGGCACCGTCCACACATCGGGAGATCCAAAACCATCTCCCAATAATGAGACGGGGCCTAAAACATCAGACCCCCTAAGAAACCGCACATCCAGAAAATCATGGAATGTGCGCACAGGATTCACAAGAATCCTGAAACCCACAGTAGTGGCACAGACTGCCAACTGTTGTGGCATAGGCCCGGGTTCAAATTTCATAACCCGGGGCCTAAAACACGCCTGGCTCAGGCTAGACTCCAATGGTGTGAAAACACCATGGAATGGACTGTCCATCTCTCTGCGAGAGGGTGACCAAAGCCTTCTAACCCAATATACCATCACCCTCTATGTCAAATTTCGGGAATTTGACCTTGATTTTAACCCTCATGCATAATTCTAAATAAAGTTACCTTTTCTGAAACCGGTGAGTGCGTTCTATCTCTCTCTCATAGGGAGGTCGCTTCGGCTGCCGCCTCCGCTCCCCTACAAAAAAAAAAAAAAAAAAAAAGCGCGCTGCGCGCGCAACAAAAACTACAAAAAGCGCGCTGCGCGCGCAACAAAAGCTCGCTTCGCTCGCAACAAAAGGCCGGCTGCGCCGGCCGGGAGGCAGCTTCCGCGCTTCGCGCGGGAGAAGACACAGAACACACACACCATTCGTTTTCAGTAGTTTATTTTGTAAGGAAATGCAACATAAGGGGGCGCACCAAACTTAAGTCCATCCCACCACTTAATTTCGTTGATTCTCCGGTAGAGGGCGTCCTTGTTGGCAATCTCATCACTATACCACTCATGTGGTAGTTTGTTTGAGGTAATCAATATCTTCTTCGCCAGAAAGGCCCGGGTACCCCCCTTAGTCTCCACAGTCAGGGGGTATCGATCCAGCAATCTCAACAGATCATCAAAGGGCAGCCAGCCATAAAAATCATCGATTACCACGGTCTCGTGTCCATTATAGCCGTCCCACCACTTACCACGTGGCTTCCAGTAGGCAGTGTCACCGGACATGTCCAGGCATGCCCGGGACTTGCCTACGCCGGGTGGGCCGACCCACACGATGACCTCACTTTTCCACGCCCTCCTGCTTTGCATACCGGGGTGGTCCAACAAAAGCTGCCCCAGTCCGCGGAAGTTCCTCACATAAACTTCCGGCATCGCGGCGGCAACAGCAGCCAAGCTCTTCTCGGTCAGCAAGATCTCCACAGCCTTCGAAAGGTCAGTCCGCTTCCCTTTAAAACACGGCTCACCTTTCTCCACCAACAAATCTCCATCCTTGCTACAATACTTCTTATTATCTTCATCCGTACCTCTAGCCTTCTCACAATGAGCTCGTGGGCCAAGGAGCTGCTTGAGGCCTTGGAGGCGGACCTTCGCGCAGAGGTTTATGAAGCCCTGAAGGTGCGGCGTGCCGCCCGATCCAACCTCGCAGCCCACAATGAGATACTTCACCTTGGCCTCCTCGATGCTCTTAATCTGCTCCTTCTCCTCCTCTGTCGGGTTGTTGAGGGTGAAGCACCAGCGGGCCGCTGGTGCTTCACGGGGCCGCCGCGTCTTTCCCCCCGCCGGGCCTTCAGCCTCCGCCATCTCGGGTGGGTTCCAAGGTGGTTCCTGGTTCCAAGGTGCCGAGGGTAATACTA